TATCGCGGAGCTCTCTGCGACTGCTGTGAATTAAATAATAAAACCAGTACATCATATGAGAACTACGAGAGAAACATAATCTATAGAAAAGATCAGAGAACGCCTTTACCCAGACGCCTTTTACCAACCATAAACCGGAGGTTAATAAAAGTACTTGCTACCAAACCGGAAAGATATGCAAGATAATAAATAAGGTGTCGCTAATCGAAGGGGCGACAAACCCAGGTTATTAACTATAATAGTTAATAACCGAAAAGACAAACGGAGGGACTGAAATAAACGATCCGAACTGAATGTCGTCTGCGCCTGCTCTAAAATTAGAGCAGGCAAAAGTACCTCCGGAAGTCCATTGACCATTCTGAAGTTGAAACGTAGAAACGCATACCCCAGATGACTGAGTGACATCTCCTAGAGAATACTGGAGAGTTGGGTTAATATTAACATTGTGTTTAACCCGAGAGTGCTTTGGATGATACTGAGGCACTGTAAACTCAGCGACTTTCTCCCTAGCAGCATCATTAAGGATATACCTACCCGCGGTAAGAGCGTATCCTAAGTAATTTGTACCATTAGGGTCAGAAGTTCCTCTACCTATAATAGCTGGTTGACTAGTAGTCCCTGTGGCACTGCTACAATAAGTGATATAGGTGTTAGAAGCAGCAAAGAACTTCTTTAATCTAACACCTCCTCTATGGTAGAGAAAACAAGAACCTAGTTCAGAATACAAATCAGCACCTTCGTAGCAGAGGACCCATGCTGCACCTGTATAATAGCATATAGGCATAGCGAATGGAATAATATTCTCAATTAGAGCCGCTACAACGTTCTGAGAGTTTCCTAGAGGCCTAAATATCTTAAGCAACTGTCTAAACGAATTGATCTGCTCTCCCATACAAATTTCAGCTAATATAGTGTTTTGAGGATGAGCTGAAGTCATACCAATAGTGGTATTTATCAGCTCACACTCATTAGCTCCCATTTGTGGGATTAATCCCCAACAGGCATTTCCAAGATTTGAACCAATTGGAGCAGCCACTTCGAAATCAGCACCTGCTGAAACTTCCATTAAAATAGTGACTGTGCTTGACACAGTACCAACAGCAATAAGCGGATCTATAACTAAAATATAGAGTTCACCAATAGACGTACCATATTCAAGATATGGAGAAGAGCTGACATAAGGTACTTCAATAGTCACTTCATTACATTCACGTATATCAACGATGTGACGATGAAGAAACGCTGCAGTAACTGGTCCTGGACCAGTCACAGACGATTTAGGTTCATTTGGGGAAAAAGCGAAAGAAAGACGTCCACTATGAAATCCTGTCTTAATAAATTTAAACTTATAAATGATAGAACCTCGCCAATATTTAAAATGAGAAGCAACATAAGCGACAGGAGTAAATGATATAACACTCTGAGCTGTAATAGTCTGTGTCGTGAGATATATGGAAGGATTAACGTAGCCAGTATAAAGATTATAGTTAGCTGAATTGCTAGTAGTCCACGTCAGAGTATTAAACCAAGCAGGGATAGATGCTATATACTTGAAAGACATCTCGTCAGCATCTGTAGAACCCAAACCTGCAATAGTCTTAACCAAGTTTTCGGAGGAGGCAGCAATACTAAAACCAGTATCAAAGCCATCTACATTGCCAATAAAAGCTGCAGATTGGTAGGAAGTACGAGTATTGTGACCTAAATTAGACGGTTTTGAAAAACCGAATGCTTTAGCAGTCTTGCCTAAAATATCTGCAGCCCAAGCGGTATTGGCTGCATAAGACGAAATTAGAGGTATTTCGACTAACGCTCTTGAAGCAGTTGCTATAGCTCCTAATACTGAAGAGACTGGACCTATACCAGCAGCTCTTGACTCAGACACAGAAGCTACAATACCTCTAGTGCCCATCTGAGGAATAGCTGCACCGACTAATTCAACTTCCGTAAAGTTAACGTAAACTGCATAAGGCACTGTAGTGGTACCACTTGGTGCTACTAACGTAGAGTATGGATATATCTGCATAGCACCCCATGATCCATACTGGTTGGCGTCAGAAAGACTAGCAAATGGAAAGTAATTTAACGCAGAATCAAACGGAATAACCATCTTTCCTTCTGTGTCACAATTAACGTCCATTTCAATGCGATTTAGTTGTGTCCTTTGAACGAGCGAGAATGTATGCGAACTAATACTAGCTAGAGAGTTGACATCAACTTTAGAACCTCCAAGAGGTACATAAGTTAGCATATATCTCCCTTGCTGAAAAGGATTGCCGTTCATAATAAAACGGATATTCATAGTAGCTCTAAAACCAAGATATCCTTCTATCTTGTTTCTGTATATAGTGGCAACTAAAGCTGAATTAGGCAGAATGAACTGAGAAAAAGTCGCTACTGTATCAGTGGTTGCTAAAGTTCCATTAGTCAGCAAATAAGGTTTCTCTAAAAATTGTGTTATACCCATAACGTTATTTTGAGAATTTAAATCGAATAAATCACGCGGAACAGATGTTCTAAAGTTTTTAGTTACACTAACAACGTTAGCATCTGAAACGAATTGAGTTGTGGCAGCAGAATCAACGACTCCTTCTGCAGGCGTGTCAGAAACTGAAGAGTTTCCTACTACCTCTTCTGTACCCATTTGAGGTACAGGAAAAACGCGTGTGTCGGCGCAACCGACACTGACCGTCTCTCGGGCTGAAACCGAGTGCTTAGTCTTCACATAATGATCGAATATAGTAATTGTATTTTTCATGTTTTGGTTTGTGAATTTTGCGATAATTCTAAACGTTTTGATAGAGAATCTGACTATCACAGTAAGTATTTGACCCTCCACAGGGTATGCTAGTTGCTAGCATATAATTTGATCACTCTTCAATACGAGATTACGCCTTTCTCTGAAAGAAAGCCATGGACTCCTTGAAAAATGATTGTGCGACAGAAGTTCTTGAACTTGATTCTGGATTAATCCAGAATACTTTTCAAAAGTTTCTATAGGGTGTAGAGCTAGCTCATTTAATGAAGTCGTGATATTATCGCAAGTAATATCAATACTAGTTACACCTTTACTGGTCTTTTTAGTCCAGTTTAACATCTCTAAGCATACTTCTAATCGCAACGGAGCTATATAAATACCTAAAGTAGGAGTATAAATAAACTTGCGTTTCAAAAACTCAACTTCAGATAGATCACGCATAGGAACCAAAGTTTCACCTTTAAGTTCATTTGTGTAAGTCATACCTATGGCAGCCATAGGTTCAACAATAAGCATATCGTTAAATTGATCTTTATACTGCCTAGAGACAGAATAAGTTATATCGTCACCAACACTAACCATATACACATTAGTATTGAACTCAGAAATCGGCAAGTCTAATATGATCCAACACATACGTAAATTCAGATTGTTATACATCGTGTTTATAGTTATGGTAAGATAATTACCACTCGGTAGATAACCTACCCATTCAACGACTAAATCGCCAAAAATACTGCGTGAATTCGTTATTTCGAGAAACAATATATCTCTAATAATAGAGTCTTCTTTACCATACCAACGTTGTATTATACCTTTTATAGCGTTATGAATCACAGGCAATTGAGACCCGTCGTAACAGGAATAATCGCCAGCGCCTATATTAGGAGCTGCGCTAAATTGATTTAACTCTTTTGCGATTGTGTTCCATTCCGTAGAATACTGATTAACGCCGACTGCACTACCATTGGTAATACGATTAGCAGTGTAGAAACCAACAAAAGCTCCAAAATACATCATGTTTATAATCAACAAATCGAATGGACTGGCAGAAAATATTCTAGCCAACTTACCAGGAGGTCGTCTTTGATCCTTCAAATGCGCAACATTTAAAAAATATGGACGTTTATTAAGTCTCATATTAGCTATATGAGCCTGTATAACAACTTCATATTCTGCAATAATCTTATCCTGTTCAGATGAACCATCTACACATGCAAATATCTCTTGCTTGAAATTACGTATCCCTGGAACAGTACTAGGATAACCAGCACTAGTTCCTCTAGTGACTCCGCGAATTTCAGCAACTCCTTCTACTCCAAATAAGACTTCACGAATCGTCAAGACCCGGGGTTCAAACTTATGAATACCCTCCATAAGTAAACACTCATAACTGTTAACAGCTCCATCTATAATATAATCAGGAATATGAACAGGAGGAGGGCAGATTTTCCGCGCTCCGACTATCCATGGGTCGATATATTCATCATCCTTATAGAAAGGTCTTAAAGACGCAGGAACTTCTGTAGACTTTGAAACTTTATTATAAAGTACTGACTTCCTAATGCATGTATGTACAGCATGAGAAGGAATCATCTTCCCTTCCAAACGTTGAATAACTATAGCGTTAGCAGGGAATAGTTCCGCGCCATTCTGAGGTACAGTACATTCAGGCTCGAGAGATTCGTAAGGTGTT